GCAGTAAAGGATATGGCTAATAACGAGAGAGCCGATCAGTTTGAGGTTATAGAATTTCCAGCTATACTAGAATTTCAAGATGAGGACACAGGTGAGGTAATAGAAAAGCCTCTGTGGCCTGAGTTTTTTGACTTAGAGGCACTATTACGTACTAAAGCGTCAATGCCTACGTTCCAATGGAATGCCCAGTACCAGCAACAACCCACCGCCGAAGAAGCTTCCATAGTAAAAAGAGAGTGGTGGAATGAGTGGGAGAAGGACGCTCCTCCAGCTTGTGAGTACATAATCATGTCACTGGATGCTGCGGCAGAGAAACACAACCGCGCTGACTACACAGCACTCACTACATGGGGGGTGTTTTATAATGAGGAAGAAAGTGCGTATAATATTATCTTGCTTAATAGTATTAAGCAGCGTATAGAGTTCCATGAACTGAAAGAGTTAGCGATGCAAGAGTACGCTGATTGGGAACCAGACTCGTTTATAGTAGAGAAAAAGAGTTCAGGTGTGGCGTTATACCAAGAAATGCGACGGATGGGTCTACCTGTGTCCGAATATACACCTCATAGAGGGTCAGGAGATAAACTTGCACGTTTAAACGCAGTATCTGATATTGTAGCGTCTGGACTATGTTGGGTTCCGCAGACTCGATGGGCTGAAGAAGTTGTAGAAGAAATAGCAGGATTCCCGTTTATGAGTAACGATGACTTGGTGGATTCTACAGTTATGGCACTAATGCGGTTCCGGCAAGGCGGATTTATACGCCTACCTACTGATGAAGCAGAAGAACAACAATATTTTAAGCGGCGTGGAAACGGCTACTACTAAGAGGCTAAATTATGGCAATTGAGAAAGGTATATACGCTGCTCCCAAGGGCATAGAAGAAGAGGCAGTGGAAGGGGAACTAGTCGAGCAGGCACTAGAGATTGAGATAGTTGACCCTGAAATGGTAACTATGTCCGATGGTAGCGTAGAAATTACCTTAATTCCCGGAAATGACATGGTAGGCGGTGATTTTGATAGTAACCTAGCAGAAGAATTAGATGAAGACTATCTAGCTATGTTAGCAAGTGATTTGATAGAAATGGTAGATTCTGACGTAGATAGCCGAAAAGAGTGGGCTGACACGTATGTTAAGGGTCTAGACATCATTGGCTTTAAATATGAAGAACGTACTACTCCTTGGGAAGGCGCTTGTGGCGTTCATTCTACTGTTTTAGCAGAAGCAGCTATTCGTTTCCAAGCAGAGACAATGAGTGAGACATTTCCCGCAGCAGGCCCAGTTCGTGTAAAGGTGTTAGGACAAGAGACTAAAGAGAAAGACGAAGCGGCTGAACGTGTAAAAGCCGACATGAACTACGAGCTGACCGAGAACATGGTCGAGTATCGCCCTGAACACGAGCGTATGTTATATAGCCTAGGACTCGCAGGATCAGCGTTTAAGAAGGTTTACTTTGATCCTAACTTAGGTAGACAAACAGCTATCTATATCCCCGCAGAAGACGTTATTGTGCCTTACGGAGCATCTAATATAGAGTCTGCGGAGCGTGTTACGCACATCATGCGTAAAACTAAGAACGACTTACGTAAGCTACAGGTAAATGGGTTTTATCGGGACATAGACCTAGGAGAACCACAATCATTTCATACTGACATTGAAGAGAAGAAAGCCGAAGACGGTGGGTTATCTCTTACTGATGATGATCGCTATGCTATGTACGAGATCCATGCTGACCTTGTTATTGAAGGTGTAGATGATTCTGATGATGATATAGCCAAACCTTACGTAGTTACTATGGAGCGAGGCAGTAACGAGATACTAGCTATTCGTCGTAACTGGAACGAAGAAGACAAGCTTACATTAAAGCGTCAACACTTCGTACATTACGTATATGTCCCCGGATTTGGCTTCTACGGCCTTGGACTGATTCACATCATTGGTGGTTACGCTAGAGCGGGAACATCGCTTATACGTCAACTAGTGGACGCTGGTACCCTATCTAACCTTCCGGGGGGTCTAAAATCCCGTGGACTACGCATTAAAGGTGATGATTCTCCTATAGAACCGGGAGAATGGAAGGATGTAGATGTGCCATCAGGTAGCATCCGCGAGAATATCATGCCCCTTCCTTATAAGGAGCCTAGCCAAACTCTACTAGCTTTGCTAGATCAGATCACTAATGAAGGCCGTCGTTTAGGCGCTATTAGTGATATGAACATCTCTGACATGTCAGCTAACGCTCCTGTAGGAACTACCCTAGCATTGCTAGAACGTACGTTGAAGCCTATGGCAGCAGTACAGGCGCGTGTACATTATGCTATGAAGCAAGAGTTTAAAATGCTCAAGGCTATTATGGCTGAGTATGCTTCTCCTGAGTACGATTATCAGCCTCTTAGAGGCGAGATGTCGGCACGGCAATCAGATTACAACTTAGTAGACGTTATCCCTGTAAGTGATCCTAATAGCTCTACGATGGCACAGCGAGTAGTACAGTATCAAGCTGTGTTACAAATGGCACAACAAGCTCCGCAAATTTATGATTTGCCGCAACTACACCGCCAGATGATTGATGTTTTAGGTATTAAGAATGCTGACAAACTAGTTCCAACAAAAGATGATATAAAGCCAAGCGATCCTGTAAGCGAGAACATGAACGCGCTAACAGGTACCCCTATAAAAGCTTTTATCTATCAAGACCACGATGCTCATATGGCGACACACCAAGCGTTTATTCAAGACCCTATGATCGCTCAAACTATCGGACAGAATCCTCAAGCACAACAAATCATGGCTGCGCTTCAAGCGCACATTGCAGAGCACCTAGGATTCAAGTACCGCAAAGAAATAGAAGAGAAGTTAGGAGTATCATTACCAGCACCTAACGACGAAATGTCTGAAGAAATGGAAGTTCAGTTAGCTAGAGTTATGGCTGACGCGGGTAAGCAGCTTACTCAGCAGAACCAACAGCAAGCAGCACAAAAGAAAGCGCAAGAACAACAGAAAGACCCTGCGTTCCAGTTGCAGCAAGCGGAGCTACAGGTTAAGCAACAAGAAGTACAACGTAAGGCTCAGAAAGACCAAGCCGACGCGCAAGTTAAGCAAGGTGAACTCCAACGGAAAACTAAGAAAGACCAAGTTGAAGCCACTCTTGACGTAGAACAACTCAAACTAGATAAACAAGAGTTGGAAATAGATGCCCAGAAAGCGGGTGCCAAACTAGCTGCGGATAGAAGAACAGCTAACACTAAACTTGACCTTGATCTAATGAAAGAGGTTAAAAGCAAACCAAAAGGATAAAGTATGACTACTACCGTCTTTGACGTGCTAAGGAAAAAAATCGAAGAAGATATTTCTTCAGCAACAGAATTTCTAAGTAGTGGAGGAGCTAAAGACTTCCCTCAGTACAAAGAAATAACAGGAATGCTACGAGGTCTCACTTCCTGTATGAATCATGTAAATGACCTCTCGCGAAACTATTTGGACGATGACAATGACTGATATAAGTAAAGATTTAGAAAAAGAACTAACGGAAGAAGAGTTAGATAATCTATTACCGACTCCCGTGGGCTATAGAGTATTAATAGCCATGCCAGAAGTAGAAGATACATATGGAGAAAGTGGGATTATTAAATCTAGCAGAGAAGTTCAGTTAGACACAGTTATGTCTACTATCGGACTTGTATTAGATATGGGCAAACAAGCCTACTCAGATAAAGAACGTTTTCCTACTGGCCCTTGGTGTAAACAAGGAGACTACGTAATGTTTCGTATGAACACAGGAACGCGCTTTAAAGTAAGTGGTGTTGAGTATCGTTTAATGAACGATGATTCGATTGAAGCAGTTGTAACCGATCCTCGTGGCGTAACACGAGTGTAAGGAGTAGAACATGGGTTTTCAAAAAGTTGAGTTTGACTTTCCTGATGAAGAAGATAATAAAAAAGGAAACGTAGAGATAGAAGCTAGTAATGCGGTAGAAATAGACGTGTCGGGTAAGAAGAAAGAAGAAGACTACAAAGAAGACAAACTTGAAGTTGAGATTGTTGACGATGTACCAAAGTCTGACCGTAATCGAAAAGCTTCTAAACCACCGGAAGACATTACGGACGAGGAGTTAGAAGACTACTCTGATAAAGTACGTAATCGAATTAAACATTTTAGTAAAGGCTACCATGACGAGCGACGTGCTAAAGAAGCTTCTCAACGGGAGAGACAAGAGCTAGAAAGTTTTGCTAAAAACCTTGTTGATGAGAATAATAAGTTAAAAGGTACGGTAGATAAAAACCAAGCTGCTTTGTTAGAACAAGCTAAAAAAACTGCTGCTGGCGAAATGTTATTAGCAAAACGCTCTTATAAACGAGCTTATGAAGCAGGTGACGCTGACAAACTGCTTGAAGCGCAAGAGAAAATGACCGCAGCTAACTTAAAAGCAGACAAGCTAAAGAATTTTGATCCTCCTGCTTTACAAACAGAAGCTAATGAGGTACAACTACCTAAACAACCAGTCGTGGACGCAAAAGCTGAAAGTTGGGCCAAAGAAAATTCTTGGTTCGGTAGCGATAAAGAAATGACTGGTTACGTTATGGGATTACATGAGAAACTTGTCACTGAAGGAGTAGATACCTCTAGTGACGAATACTACGAGACTATAGACGCTCGTATGCAAAAGCTGTTCCCTGACAATTTTGAAGGGGAAGCAGAGGAACCTGAGTACAAACGACAGTCAAATGTGGTTGCCCCCGCTACGCGGAGCACAGCACCCAAAAAGGTGCGATTAACGCAAACACAGGTAGCTATTGCTAAAAAACTTGGAGTTCCATTAGAACTATACGCCAAAAAGGTTGCTGAAGAGATGAGGAAAATATAATGGCTGAGAATAGAATTAACCGTGAGAACGTCACCCGTGAAAAAACGGCCCGTAAGAAGTCTTGGATGAAGCCGCAGGTTTTACCTGCGCCACATGAAGAGCACGGCTATGCATTTCGTTGGATTCGTGTAAGTACACAGGGTAATGTGGATGCCACAAATCTCTCTTCAAAATTGCGTGAAGGTTGGGAGCCAGTAAAAGCATCGGATCACCCCGAAATAACTATGGTTACTGTTGAAATTGAAAGATTTAAAGACAACGTAGTAATTGGAGGATTGATGTTGTGTAAGGCTCCAAAAGAATTGACCGCAGAACGAAATGAGTACTATGAAACTCAAACTAAGTCGCAAATGCAGTCAGTCGATAACAGCTTCATGCGAGAAAATGATCCACGTATGCCGCTATTTAATGAGCGGAAATCGAAAGTTACCTTTGGTAAGGGAACTTAACTTAATTTTTATAGGATAGATATTATGTCTTCTACAAGTGCAGGATACGGGCT